GTTATCCAGTCTCGCATATCCGCTACTCCTTGGACTCACTCTATTGTACCATTCTTTTATTTTCCTTTTTCAAACTCTACTCTTTCACTTTTATAGCGCAAAAGCCTATGCGCTTTAATTGATTAATTCCAGCTAAAATCATCCAAATCCAACGGGGTCTCAGGATCTCTTTGAGCAATATCTTGATAAGCTTCATCCATCACATTTTTCTGAATCAATGTATGCCAGGAGGGGAATCCAGAAACTACCTCCTCTACTGACAAATCCAATTGTCTCAACTTCTTCAAATCATCCAATTTAATTCGGTCCCTTAACAGTTGTGGCAACTTTTCTTGAGCCTCACTTTCCACTAATAATTCACCATAAAACATTTGCAATCGATCATAAGCATCACGATTTGAGGCATAGGTCCCATACGCATGACCAATTATTGACAACATGGTATCAATACAGTCACGAGGTTTAACTATTCTGCCCCAAACAGCTCGTACTAGATACTCACGAGATTCACGAAATGGTAAAAATTCTGGCTGACCAGGAACACCATACTTTGGGTTTAAAATAAACTGATGTTTCAAAAAAGTAGCACCCCAGTTTAAAATCCACCCATCTTTTACTCTTGAACAAAATGGTATCCCATCCTTGACATCCCGCATCTCCACATTGAAATTTTTCTTCATGAAATGCTTAAAATTTGTTGCCGAAAAGTACGTTGCTCCCTTACCTGTACCCTTATTATATAAATGATCATCGCCATACACAATAATCATAATAATAGTTAACAACTCCAATTCCAAATCTTCTTGTTCTTCCTCTGGCGCAGTCCGCACCTGATAAATTGCAAATAGCATAAAGTACATTGCCATAATCCATGAATCCATGTGACTCGTATTATACGCACCTGACGGAACTCCACCTTTTACCACACCCCATATCGTACCAAACAACTGTGTAATACGCATTATCATATTCTTAAGCAAAAATTTGACTATTTGCTCAAATATTGCGTAATCCTCAGATAGTGGATCAATGAAGTTCGACATCGTAGACCAGTATAAATTTACCCACTGCTCCACAACAGTCTGATCATATAGTCGAGCATCTCCTTCACACATCTGCTGAATAAAACAATTCAACATATCAATTCCCAGACAACGTGCAATTGTATCTGCTCCACCATGTGACCACCGGTGACCTATTCGGATAACCCATCCTCGCTCTCGAAACATTCTGATATGCGATACCAATCGCTCCATCAAAATGTAAATAGAACATGGAATATTGAACACCCTAAGCTTCTCTCTCCACGCTGCCCATTTTTCTTCCGACATTTGTTTATCAAATCCAATAAATGTCTCATCTTTCGGCGGTGTTACCCAGGGAATATTTGGTTCCTTCCCCGTACGAAGATACTCCAAAATAGCATCTACCTCTTGCTCAAAGGTGTCTATTTTTTTACCATTCGGGGAAACCTTAACTTTCTCCGGGTGTTCATTGGTAGCAGGAATTTCATATCGATCTCCGTTACTCTTACCATTAGATGCTCCCATATACATATCCTTAAGGGAGGCAAATGTTAACTTATACACATCTTTCTTGGTAAGATCAACCCGCATCTTACGATACAAAAGATCCATCGCTTCATTCAAATACTTAAACGCATCCTTAGGTGCATCACCATTCTCAGGGCGCGACATACTTAGAATAGCTCGGCCCAACTTCTGCGGATACAAATCAGCCATCGCTGC